ATACTAACATGGACGATATTGCTCAACAGGCAGTAGACAGTTACCAACAACTTATGAATTTAGGCATGAATGTTAGCGATAGAGATGCCGGAAGTATTTTTGATAGTGCGGCCAAGATGTTAAAAACAGCCTTAGAAGCCAAAGACAGTAAAGTAAATTCTAAATTAAAGCAAATTGACATGATGATTAAAAAAGCAAGGCTTGATGCTACTGCTGGAAGTTATGAATCAGGTAATTCTGCAGAAACTAAAGTTGTTGACCGTAACGAACTCTTAAAAATTATAAATTCAAAACCGGAGTAACATGCACACACCCGTTGATTTTTTAATCTTTAATGGTAGAAGTCATGTGACCGAAACCACTAAAAATAAGGAAACCGAAAAGGCTGGATCAGTTCAAGTATCTCAACGAACAATGGGAGCCTATAAAGTTGCATATCATTGTAGATTGCAAGGCTTTAAAGTGCAAGTAGTAGAATTTATTGAACAACTAACATATCAAGACTATATAGATATCATAGATAAATTTGTTGGACCTAACACACTGGCTGTGGGTACTAGTGCAACATTTTTGCATCTACCCCTATCAAAAAATAAAACAGTAAACATCATGGGCGAGTATTCTTTTCTTTCTGCAAAATGGATCCCTACAGAAACACAGGAAGAAGAAGATAAGATTACACAATATATAAAAAATATAAACCCTGATTGTAAAATTATTGTAGGTGGTGCTATGGTAAACAAAAAAAGTTTAGAACATAGTAATATTGATATCATTTCAAGTGGTTACGGTGAAGTAAATGTACCTGATATTTTATTGTCTTTACAAAAGAAAGAAGAGATAAAAAAACATTTTGAAGATATATGGAGTATGCATGAGATACAAACATCTTCAATGACATGGACTCACGAAGATTTACTAGAACCTGGGGAAATTATACCGTTTGAAATAGCAAGAGGTTGTATATTTAAATGTAATTTTTGTAATTTTAGAATGATTGGTAAAGAAAAAGGTACTTATGTTAGAGCAAGTGAACTTATCAGAGATGAGTTTGTGAGAAACTACGAAAAATTTGGAATCAGTAGATACTGGATAACAGACGATACATTTAATGATGACAATGACCGTCTAGAGGAGTTGCGAGATATAGTTCAGTCGTTACCGTTTAAAATAGAATTGATAGCATTTATACGTTTTGATCTAGTTGTAATAAAAGATCAAGCACAATTATTAAAAGATTGTGGATTTAAAATGGGTCATGCTGGATTTGAAACAACAAATCCTGAATCTGCAAAAGATATAGGTAAAGGAATGCCTCCATTGAAACAAATGGATTATCTACGTGAACTTAAAAAAGATGTATGGAAAGATATTTACATGCATTCAGGTTTTATGATGGGTTTACCGAGTGATACAAAAAAATCTATAAGGGATATGTTAAACTTTTTGAGAAGTAATGATAATCCTTTAGACAGTTATTTTGTATTTCCATTGAATATATCATTACCTGATCCTCATGCTAGTGCTCCACCAAGTAATTTTGCAAAAAATCCTGAAGAGTATGGATATGAATGGATACCTTTTGAAAATAAGCAAATGGAAGAATATATGAAAGATGGAAATTTTGCAAATTATAAAAATAAACACGGTATTACATATGAAGACATGTGGAATTATAGATCTAATTTTATGGTAAATAACCTTGGACACCCAAATGAATACAAACGTAAACTAATGTCACAGTTTCAATGCTTTGGATTGATTGGCTCAGATCTAACACCTGAAGAATTACTACAGCAAGTTAAAGATGATGAGTTCACATCTGCAGATTGTGAACGGCTAGATAAACAAAACAAAGAAAAGTACTTCAATAGGCTTATGTCTATCAAAGAGCATACTACATTTGAAACATTAGAATTAGTAGATGCTGATAACCTTAAAAGAATATCTATTGCCAGGGAACAAGTTTAAATCTTTCTTTAGGTAATCCTAAAAAGTTAGTAGTCCACTCGCTTTGTCCTACAAAATCTAGATGATGCCACTCATGTTTTCTTTCTAATTTTTGTTTTCCTAAAAAATCCCAATCTCGGTCGAGCAATATTTCTTCTATGTAACCTTTCATGATTACTACTTCATCAAAGTCATGTGAATCCCATTCAAAATGAAACAATTCAAATACATTATGGCTATTGTCTGCATAGTCTATGCTGATATCTATGCCCCATTTAGGCTTTAACACAGATAACTTGTATATCCAAGGTGCTCCATCGGCCCAATGATTAAGTTGTTCTAATGCATATCCATGATAACCTTTACGTTCATATAAGTCTGCATGGTTTACATGAGCATTTGTATAGATATCAATTGGCTCTAACCAATCTTTTCTAATACATCTTCTGTATTTGTTAAATGCAACCTCGGTCATATTTGCTTTTGCATACTCTTGTTCTAATGGACATAAATCATAACCACTTTGATCGAAGCGATCTAGCATAGAATATGGCGGACATGCCATTTCTTCTATTGCACAACCCCATGTTCGTCTAGGGTCTAATTCGTTTTTGCTGATAATAAAGTTCATATATTGTATTTATTTGATAAATAAGTGTAACAGGAGTTTTATTGTTATGAGAGAACTAAAAGATATTATAAATGAATCCTTTAGCAAGGAATACGGCTATAGAGTTAAAATAGCCGCTGACTGTACTGCTGACCATATGTCAAAACTAGAAAGTGCATTACAGAAATATAACCTAGTAAGTGCTACACCGTGGAAAAGATTACCTATTCAGGAAAATCCATTAGAATTTCAAAGACACAAAGGCGCAAACTTTACAAGTGAAGTATGCAGTACTGATGTTATTGTTAAGTACCCAGTCAACTCAAGAATACTTGAAGTGTTTATTGCGGTAAACTTAGGGTTAGATCATGAAAGAGTTCTCTGTATGGGTGTCAAAGAGCCAAAACGTATCGAAAGTGAAATGGCTGAAGAAAGACATGCTAATGATAAAGACAGAACTGTAACAGAAGAAGATTCCGAACTTGCAAAAGAAGAAATGGCTCATTATGAAAATGAAAATTCTGATTTAGACTTTAACGAAACATTGTTTGGTGAAGAACATAACCAAAAATTCCTAGCAGAGTTAGAAAAAATCAAAGCAGAAAAGGGTGCAGACTATTTTAGAAACTACCCAACTAAAGATGAGATCATGGGCGACAACTTAAAGCCAATGTATGATACAATTACTGGTACAGCACACGGCGGTTTGGCTCCAGAAGCCAAAGAAGTTGACGTTATTAGTCAAAGTGCAAGAAGAAACTAGTCTAGTAATACGGCCAACTATATTAAGAACAGACAAGTTTAATCTAGCATTCATGGGTCGCTCTGGTAGCCGGAGCATTTTAGTAGATATCCTCGGTCATCAAAGAAGAGATGCTTATGAAGAGCATAGTCAGTTCTACTGGCACTTCTACAACAATCCAGTATTACTTAATAAACAAGCAAGACGGTATACAGACTCGGATATATTCCCTCATATTTTAGTTATACGAAACCCACTAGATAGAAAAAATTCAGCTCGTCTTGGCAATATGACACCTAGTTATCACGCCATGCCTTTTTTACATTTAGTAAATTTTGACTTAATTACACATATAATTAAATTTGAGGATTTAAGTAAGTATTTCGAAGAGCATATAGGTTTTGTAAATAGTACTGCTAGAGCACAACAACAACTAACAGCACCAGACGAGTATCTTGCTGATGTTGACTTTGATCGGGAAAACAATTTATACAATAAACTTATAAAAGAAAAACCAATTATGGATGTAGAATCATTTAGGTGGGCAAAAAATCATATTAAATACATGAATCATGAAAATGACAAGGGAATTGAATACCTCCCCGGCGACTTATTCTATAATAATCATGGAAGTTTTGATAAATAAACGTATGAACGATTTAGATTATAATAAAAAACTTATTTCTTTAATGGAAGGTGCATTTGTAATGCCCGGCCAAGCAGAAGAAAATGAGAATGTTACATATTCTAAGACTAAAACACAGGGCGATGCAACTGTAACAGTAAGTGCTAATGCAAAAAGCATGGAAGAGTTACATGATGTGCTTAAATTAGCAGGTATTACTTTACCTAATTCGGATCACAATCACGAAGAGCCAGAAGCAGAAGAGCCAGAAGCAGAAGAGCCTGAAGTAGAAGTATCAGGTGACGAAGATTGTGATTCTTGTGCTAATGATGATCCATCATACAGCACTGACAAAGCAGTTTTAACAAGTGTTATCAAAGACAGACTGCTAAGTTACTTAAAAAATAGCCAAAACTCATAGATTGTAGCATAAATATATATTATGCCTAAAGGAACAGTCACGACTGAGCTGGTCAAACCAGCCTATTCAAAAATTCAATACACATCTGAGATGTTGCAAGACTTTCAAAAGTGTTGTGATCCTATTACTGGCCCAATGTTCTTTATGAAAAAGTATGTTAAAATACAACATCCTACAAGGGGTGGTATTTCATTTGAACCTTTTGATTATCAAGAAGACTTAATTATAAACTATAACGAACATAGGTACAGCATCAACATGCTGGGCAGACAGATGGGTAAAACCACTGTAGCGGCAGGATACTTACTTTGGTTTGCTATGTTTAAACCAGACAGTACAATACTAGTAGCGGCTCATAAATCAGCAGGTGCAATGGAGATTATGCAACGTATACGATATGCATATGAAAGTGTACCAGATCACATTAGAGCTGGTGTAAGTGAATACAATAAAATGAGTATTACATTTGATAATGGTAGCAGAATAGTAGCCGCCACAACAACAGAAAATACCGGTAGGGGTATGTCGCTTACGTTAGTATACTTAGACGAGTTTGCATTCGTACCACCTAGAATTGCTAGTGAGTTTTGGACTTCACTATCACCAACATTAAGTACAGGTGGTAAGTGTATTGTAACAAGTACACCTAACAGTGATGAAGATACCTTTGCTATGATCTGGAATCAAGCAATAAAGACTGTTGATGAATATGGTAACACCCAAGAAGTTGGTATAAACGGATTCAAAGGCTACTTAGCCACGTGGGACCAACACCCAGATAGATCTGATGTATGGGCCGAAGAAGAAAAAGGTAGAATTGGTGAAGAACGTTTTAGAAGAGAACACGAATGTGAATTTATCATTTATAACGAAACACTTATTGATCCTTTAAAGTTAGCAAATATGAAAGCAACAGAACCATTGTATAAAATGGGTCAAACACGTTGGTTTAAAAGACCTACACAAGACAGTATGTATGTAGTAAGTTTAGATCCTAGTGCAGGAACAGGCGGAGACAATGCCGCAATACAAGTAGTAGAATTACCCTCAATGGTGCAAGTAGCAGAATGGTGTCATAATAAAACACCTATTGAAGGCCAAATTAGAACCATGATGGAGATTCTTAAAGAGATACAAAACTACGGTGCTAGAGAAATTTATTGGACAATAGAGAATAACACAATAGGTGAAGCGGCTTTAGTAGTTATTAGAGATACCGGAGAAGAAAGTTTCCCAGGTACATTTTTACATGATCCAGTAAAAATCCAAGGAAAAAAAGGACGTAAAGGCTTCCATATGAGCAGTAAAACAAAAATGGAAGGTTGTATTCTATTAAAGAGATTTATAGAAAACGAAAAGATACATATTAAAAGTAAAGCCTTTGTTAGTGAACTAAAAAACTTTGTTGCACGTGGCAACAGTTTTGCTGGGCAACCAGGCGAAACAGATGATTTAGTAACATCAATGTTAGTTAGTGTAAGAATGATCAGTTATATCAGTACCTTTGAAGATGATGTATTTGAAGTAATAAATGCTAGTTTAGGTGACAAAAACAGAGATGATGACCTAGATCAATTTAGAGATGAGTATGACGAACCAATGCCAATTGGCCTTCTTTAGATAAATACAAGTAGGAGATAAATATATAATGGCTATTAGTGTAAAAACAGTTGCAGACAAAGTGTTTAATTTATTAAAAGGCTACGGTTATGCAGTTGACAAATTTGATAAGAATGGCAACATAGTTGGCGATCCAGCAGAAGCAACTAGATTTTTTGTTGAAGATCCAAACTTACTTGTTACACTTAATGTTCCTACAGAAGAGATAAAATTAAGTGTTAGTGAAAATTCAGAAGATATTGACACTTTAAGAAAACAACTAGATCATGTTGCAAGAGACTTCTTAATGAATTTAGATTTTAGAGTATTTGGTAAAACACTAAAGCCACAAAGTGAAACAGTAAATGTTGCAAAGACAAAAGAGAAAGATATGGCAGTAGTACAAGAAGCAAGTTTAGGTTCAGCATTTGGATCTACAAAAACAAGTTACCAACCATTAGATAGTGTTAAAATTGTTGTTAAACACAACAAGCCTGTGAACGAAGAAATAAGAGGCTCTAGAAGCAGAAATATTAGTAAAATTTTTATACAAGCAAATGAAGAACGAATTGCTTTCCCAAGTAGAAATTTAGCAGGTGCTAGAGCAATGGCAAGACACATATATAACGGTGGTGTTATGCACGACACAATTGGCGAAAGCATTGTAAAAATGTGCGAAGATCTTAAAACATTGCAAGGCTTTGTAGGTTATGTAAACAAACAAGGTTTAGTAAATGAAGAAAATGAAACATTTGTAGTACTAGCAAAAGAACATATCAATGATATAAAAAGTTCATTTAAGAAATTAAGTGGAGTAAAAACTTATGCAACAGCAGTTGAAAGTATAAGCGAATACAGTAATGTAGAAATATTGGAAGACAATATAGATTTAGAAAGCAAGTTTACTGAAACACATTTTGATGACAAGATTGCAAATGCAGTTGAAACATTAAAACAACTTTCCAGTAAGCAAACAGCATTTGAAAGTTATATTGTTAAAGCAATTGAATCAGAGACATTTGACGGTGTTAAAGATCGGTTAGCAGAAAGTGACGTAATAGACTTTGCAGATGCAAATGCTAAATTAGGTTACCAAGTTTCACAATTAAGTAATACAGCAAAAGATCATAAATTAGCAAGTTATTTGGACAGCATAGGTTCCAAACTTAACGCAGGTGGTGGATTAGATCCATTTGAATACCGAGCAGTTAAGGCAAGTCTTTTATCAGCAGGAAACAGTAAGCCTGTTTATGCAGAAAGTTTTAATGAACTTGACAAGTATGAAGACTTTATTAGTAGTTTTGTAGAAGACGGCCAGAATTTTTCTAGCAGTATAAACACAACGGCTAATTAAACTATGTAAAGTATTTGTCAGCAATACTATAAAAAGGTTGACAACATGGCACAAAGAATATAAAATAAAGCACAGTAGCAGAAATGTTACGAACATGGCAAAAACATATAAGGAGAAATTATTATGGCATCTTTGGCAGAAATAAGGGCTAAATTGGCAAGCATGGAGAACAACAAAAGTTCTAGCCAATCATCAACAGGCGGCGACAACGCCATTTATCCACACTGGAATATCGACGAAGGCACTTCAGCAACATTGAGGTTCTTGCCTGACGCAGATACTAACAACACTTTTTTCTGGGTAGAAAGACAAATGATTCGTTTGACTTTCCCAGGCGTAAAAGGTGGGGATATGAAACCTGTAACAGTACAAGTACCATGTGCAGAAATGTATGGCGATACTTGTCCAGTACTAACTGAGGTAAGACCTTGGTTTAAAGATCCTTCTTTAGAAGACATGGGTCGTAAGTATTGGAAAAAAAGAAGTTACATTTTCCAAGGATTTGTAACTGAAAACCCACTTAACGAAACAGCACCTGATAATCCAATCAGACGTTTTGTTATTTCACCTCAAATCTTTAACATTATTAAATCAGCATTGATGGACCCAGATATGGAAAATCTACCAACTGACTACATGAATGGTACAGATTTTAGAGTAACTAAAACAACCAAAGGTCAATACGCAGACTACAGTACATCTAAATGGGCTCGTAAAGAGAGAGCATTAAATGAAACTGAACTTGCGGCGGTTGATCAAAACGGTCTGTACACATTGTCTGAGTTCTTACCTAAGAGACCAGGTCAAGAGGAATTACAAGCGATTGCTGAAATGTTCCAAGCAAGTGTAGACGGTGAGTTGTATGATGTTGAAAAATGGGGTAACTTCTATAAGCCTTATGGTGTTGAAGTTCCTGCATCAGCAGTTAAAATACAAACACCTGCACCTTCAGTACAGGCAGAATCAAATGCCCCTCTGGCAGAAGCAGTTGTACCATCTTCAACTGCACCGGCAACTGAGGCTCCAGCAACAGCACCTGCACCAGCAGAGCCTGTAGCAACAGCACCTGCACCAGCGGCAGAAAGCGGAGAGAAACCAAGTGCGGATGATATCCTCAATATGATCAGAAATAGAACATAAGGAGAATATTATGCAGAAACCATTTGATTTAACAAAGTTCAGAACGGGTATAACAAAAGGAATATCTGGTATTAGTGCCGGATTCCATGATCCACAGGATTGGATATCAACTGGTAACTACACACTAAATTACTTAATCAGTGGGGACTTCCATAAAGGAGTCCCTCTTGGTAAAGTGAGTGTATTTGCTGGAGAATCCGGTTCAGGTAAAAGTTTTATTTGTTCTGGTAACCTTGTGAAAAACGCACAAGACCACGGCTGTCAGGTTGTATTGTTTGACAGTGAAAACGCACTAGACGAAGATTGGCTACAAGCATTAGATGTAGACACTACACCTGAGAAACTTCTCAAAATTAGTGTTAGCATGATTGATGATGTTGCTAAAACAATCAGTGAGTTTGTGAAAGACTATAAAACTAACTATGGTGATTTACCATACGATGAACAACCTAAAATGCTGTTTGTTATAGACAGTTTAGGTATGTTACTTACACCAACTGATGTTGCACAATTTGAAAAAGGCGACATGAAAGGTGATATGGGTAGAAAGCCAAAGGCACTAACAGCCTTAGTTAGAAATACAGTAAACCAATTAGCACCACATCCAATTGGGCTAGTTGCAACTAACCACACATACGCATCACAAGATATGTTTGACCCAGATGATAAAATCAGTGGCGGACAAGGCTTTGTGTATGCAAGTAGTATTGTTGTTGCAATGAAGAAACTTAAACTCAAAGAAGATGAGGATGGTAATAAAACTACTACAGTACAAGGTATTAGAGCGGCATGTAAAGTAATGAAAACTCGTTACAGCAAACCGTTTGAAAGTGTACAGATTAAAATTCCATACGAATCGGGAATGAATCCTTACAGTGGTATTTTAGAATTGTTAGAAGCAAAAGGCATTGTTACAAAAACTGGTAATAAACTTGAATATACATCACCTGTTACAGGCGAGATTATTAAAGAGTTTAGAAAGCAGTGGACTGAAGAAAGACTACAAGTGGTAATGGACGAATGGAATCAGATTCCAGAAATAGTAGAGGATGAAGATCTAAGCGATTTAGTAGATGATGAAACACTCGTTGATGAACCAGAGGAGTTAAAAGATGAATCCTGATATTAGTTTACTATTAGAATTATGGGACGGTATGAAAACATACATTCCTGTAAAAGATAGAATTCAGGCCGCAGAACATTTAGTTAGTTTAACTGATGAGCATTTAGACTTAGCAGAATTAGAAGACTATCTAGAAATGTTTGATGCAGTAATGAAAGCCGCAATTAAGAGTCATTATGGTTATGAAGATGACGATGATGAATCGGATGACTGGGATTAAGTATGGCAGGTTGGTATAATTCAGTAGTAAGTGACTTAGGAAAGATTGTTGAATCAATTGAGTACTTTGAAAATGAACTAGAAGAAGCCAAGTACGAATGCGGAATTAAAGGCAGTCTAGAGAAATCTAGTTCTGCCTTACCTGGCATTACAGAACATCGCTTTAACCAGTTACAAGAAATAGAAGCAATACTAGAACACTTAAATATAGAACTTCGCAAAGAACGTTCTAAAATATTTAGGAAATATCTAGAAAACTACAACAGAACACTTAGCAGTAGAGATGCTGAAAAGTTTGTTGATAGTGAGGATAGTGTTATTACTCTAACACACCTTTGCAACCAATATGCTCTTTTGAGAAACAAGTACTTGGGTATTATGAAAGGACTTGACACCAAGCAGTGGCAAATAGGACACATTACACGTCTTAGAACTGCTGGTATGGAAGACATAGTTATCCAATAAAATCAACGACTTACAAAAAAGGTTGACCATGACAGTAAATGATGCTAATATACACACTCTCAAAGATTGGTGTAGGAGCCAAGATATGGTTCATATTGAACTTCATGGACAAATCAAAAACAAAACAATGGTACAGAAAATTAGCGAACTGCTAGTTGAAAACCTTTGCCCAAAATTACGCAGGATTGTACAAGTTGATGTACACTTTGTAACTGTTTGTGAAAACCAAGCAGGTGGTTTTTGTTGGGGTGATAAAAATAGTATACAAATAGAAGTTGCAAGGACTTCAAACGGACACAGATATTCTTATGAGGATATCTTAATAAATCTTACACATGAACTTATTCATGCAAAACAATTTATACTAGGTGAAATCAAGCCTTCTTTAACAACATGGAAAAAGAAAGATTATTCTAAAACACCTTACAGTCAGCAACCTTGGGAACGTGAAGCCTATTATTGGGAAGAACGTTTGTACCAAAAATACTTCAAAAAATTACTTGACCTTTAAGTGGTTATTGTTTATAATAAACTTTTAATAGAGTAATCTTATGGCCACTCATGCAATGATAGATATAGAAACACTGGGCACAGAGCCTGATTGTGTTGTGCTATCTGTTGGTGCCTGTAAGTTTAATCCATACAATATTGAAGAGCCACATGCCAGGACATTATGGCGTCCTAGTGCAGACACACAAATTGACTCAGGTAGAAGTGTATTAGAAAGCACACTTGAATGGTGGGCAAAATTGCCACAGCATATTCAAGACGAAGCATTTAGTGAAGAAGGCAGAATACCACTTGATCAATTCTTTAAGGAACTAAACAAGTATCTTGTTGGTGTAGACAAAGTTTGGTGCCAAGGACCTCAGTTTGATATGGTAATTCTAGAGAATCTTTACAAGCAATTTGACCATCATAGTAACTGGGCATTTTGGCAAGTACAGGATTGTAGAACTATATTTAATATGATGCCTGCAGACCCTCGTAGAGCAATACAGCAAGATCTACATGATGCTAGTGCTGATGCCTACTTTCAAGCGGTATGTGTACAGCAAACTTTCCAACATTTTACTGTTTTAGAGAGGTAAAAATTGCCAGAAA